GGCGTTCGTCGTGCCGTCGGTGCAGGTTCGCACAATTTCCAGCGTCAGGCCGTCATCGAAGGCGCGCGCCACCGGACGACTGGTCATGACGACGCCGACCAGCTGGTCGCCATCGCGCAGCCCGATGGAAAATTTGCGCCCGCGCGGCGGCTTGTTGTGCCGGTGCAGCGCCGCGACAAAGGCGCAGGCCGCGCGAAAAGTGATCGGCTCCAACCGCATCGGTGTGCTCAAACCAAAGTAAGAAAAACCCCCCTGACGGCGGGTCAGGGGGGCGCCGGACAACGCAATACGAAACGTCCGGCTTACTAGCTCAGTGGAACATGTCGACGCCGGCGACCTCACCGTCGTCGAAGGCGGCGCCAGCCGACACCCTGCCGTCGATGCGCGGGCCATCCTTGATGATCTGGACGTGGTTCAAGGCGAAGGAGACGCCCTTCTTGCCGGAGTTGATCCAGGCGAACGGCGAGACGTTGAAGCGCACCAGTTGTCCGGCCCAGACCTGCTCCGGCAGCAGCACCGGCTGGCGGTTGGCGTCGACGATATCAGGCTTGTTTTTGGTCCATGGATTAATAAAGACGTCACCCTCATTGTAGCCGTTGTACCTGCCGGCCTTCTCGCCGGCGTCGCGGAACGGCATGTGGATTTCCTTCATGTTGACCTGGGGGCCGAACTTGGTTCGGGCGACGGCGACGCAGGCGTCCCGCAGCGCCTTGAAGAAGGGGTGCTTCTGCTGCTCCTTGTCGAACAGGATGGCGCCGGAATAAACCGCATCGCCGCCTTCGGCGCGCTCCTTCGGCTGGAAGAACTGTGGGAAGGCGAGGGTTCCGTAGGGGGTGTTGAGCATGACCATGTCGATTCCTTTTCGATATTTCGGTTATTGCGATATGCCTGATAACTTTACGTTCAAGTGTTCAACGTGTCAACGCCATCGTTGAAGGCGTCGCTGGCGACACCGACTTTCACCGCCTTGTAGGCGGCGCACATCGTCTTCCTGACGCACCAGCGGCAGTAGGTGCCGGGGGTTTCGGTTTCGTCGCCCTTGTTGATGCGCTTGATGGCCGGCTGCAATTCGGCGTCGCCCCAGTCGATGAGTTCGCCGGCGGATAGGGCGTGTGGTTTCGGCACCGGATCGAGCCGCGGCTGGACGATGGTCAGGCAGACGGTCTGGAACGACACGTTGGGCCACAGCGTGTCCATGGCCGCCAGCGCATAGATTTTCAGCTGCGCCGAATCCGGCGCCACCGGCACCCCAGTGCCGTACTTCAGATCGGCGATGATCATGGTGTCGTCGAGGCGGGCGACACAGTCGGCGGTGCCCCAGACGAGGCCGCCACTGCCGATCCTGACGCGCTGCTCGACGCGGACGTCGGGGGTTTGCGCCTGCAGGTTCTGGACGAAGGCGATGTACGGATTCAAGGCCCTGAGCATCGGGATGCCGACAATGAACTGCTCACCCTCGACGGTGATTTTACCAGGTGGAAAAATATTGCCGGCGATGATCATCTCGGCGATCCGGTGCGCGGCGGTGCCTTCCCTGGCGTAGCGCGACGACGGTCGGGTCAGGCCAGCGGATTTGGTGATGCTCGCCGCGCAATTCATCCACATCGCGGCTGACGACGGCGAGCAGGCGGCATGATCAGCCATTCGCCCCCCGGTTCATGGCTTCGCGGATTTCGGGGAATTGCGAAGCGTCGATCTCGGCGAAGGTCTTGGCGCCGTTGCCGAACTCGTCGAGGATCGAGCGGATGAACTTGACCTTGCCGGAGTTGAACAGTCCAGCGAGCCGGTCGATGACCTCGGCCTTGACCTTCTCGTTGGCGATGGCATCGGCCATCGGCGTCCGTGGTGGCGCCACTGTTGCCGGTTCGTCTTCCGCCATATAGTCGAGCCACTCGGCGCCATCCGATGCTTCCCCAGGTGCTTCCTCGCTGTCGAACGAGGTGAGGTCGACGTCCTCCAGCACCGGCTCCGCCGGCTCTGGCTCGGGTTCCGGCCTTGGCGTCGTCGTGGCGCGATGCTTGCGTTTGGGCTTGGCGGGTGCCGGCGTGGCCGCGATGGGCTGCAGCGGGTCGGCCTTCCATTCCTCCTTGGCCGGCTCCGGTTCTGGCGGCGTGACGGTTTTCCAGATGGGCGTCGGGAGCAGCGCGAACAACTGGGCGCGCAACTCCTCGACGGTCTCGGCTTCGATGGTGATGGTGATCATGATTTTCTCCCTAGTCCTTCCTGGCCAGTGCGTCGAGGATCGCTTGCGCCTGCTCGGCGAGCAGCGGTTCGCGGGCGATGGTGAGTTCGTTGACCAGCAGCGAGGCGGCGGCGAGCGCGGTCTCGCGGCTGGATTTTCTCATGCGTTCGGTCAAGACGGCGACGAGGCTCTTGACCTCGTTCGGCGCCAGGCCGGCGACGATGTCTTCGATTGCGGTGGCGATGGTCGTTACTCCTGTTGTGAGTTTTTCAGTACAGTCATGTCGGCAGCGATCCCGCCACCAGCACGGCAAAGCGTAGATTGGCGCCTATCCGGCGCAGCGGTGAGCGCACACCCGTCGTCGCCCGGTGAGCGCCTGGGCGACCGACCTCCGATCTCGGACGATACGGCTTCAGCCGCAAGGTGATCGGGCCGTATTTCCTGATCTTCGCCAACAGCTTCTTGTGGCCGTCGGGACCATCATTCAGCCGGGCCATGGCGTTGTTGTCGTGTTCGTAGGCAACGCATTCGGACGGCAAGCCGTGGCTGTCGAGCTTGGAAGCGATGAAAGCCCTGGAATAGGTGAAGTCGGTCCAGCCGATCACCGGATGCGGAAACAGGTCGCGGTGCTCGTATATGCAAACCGACCCGGAGCACTTGGCGGTGTTGCCGGCGCCGTCGATCTTCATCGACCTTTCCACCGTGCCGGCATCAAGCTGTAGCGCGACAGGTTCGGTCGCGTGAACCACCTTGGCCGCGTGGCGCATGAGCTTCTCGCCGCCGTCGGGAAGTTGCAACTTGTAGAGAAACAGATGGCGTACCTGCGCATATTTGCTTCTGCTTTTCCTCGCTTTCATGCTCGCTACTCCCTAGTTGAACAACTGGTCGAAGTCCCTCGCCTTGCGGGCGAGAATTCGGGATATGCGGTCGTCGATGGTGCCGTGCGCGGTCAGGAAGCGGGCGACGACGGCCTCGGACTGGCCGATGCGGTGGATGCGGCAGGCGGCCTGCGCGTTGTCGGCGGCGCTGAACGACGACTCGACGAAAATGACGTCGGAGCAGTCGCAGTTGGGGCCGACCAGGGTAAGCCCGGTGCCGGCTGCCTGTATGTTACCTATAATGATACGGCAGGAATGGTCGCCGAGGAAACGATTGACGGCGGCGGTACGCTCCCGGCTTGTCGAGGCACCGACGATCATCGCCGGCTGCCAGTCGGCGAGACCCTGGACGAGGCCGTCGATCACGTCCTTGTGGTGAGCGAAGACCAGCACTTTTTTGTTAGCCGGCAAATTAGTTAGGAAGTCATCGATGTACTCTATCGCCGGCAGGCACTTGGCGACGCCCAACAGCCGGCGCAGCCGCATGATGTGCTCCTCGCCCGATGCCGAGAGATACCTAAGGAAGGCGTCGTCGTCAGCGATATCGGGCATCGCCGGCGTCGCCATGCTGGACACCGCCAGCGGCACGACGTCGTAGCGGATCGGCGGCAGGTCTTTCAGCACGTCCTCCTTCCTGACCCTGACCATGAAGCCTTCGAGCCTTCTCCTGAGTTCGGGCAAATTCTTGGAACCCTCGATCACCCTGACCGAGGGGCCGCTGCCGAAACGCTTCGAGACGACGCGGCAGAAGACGTCCTCGAACTCCCACTGCGTCATCACCGACCTGCCGGCTTGGATGGCGCTGGGATGCAACGCTCGGAGGATCGGGTAGAGTTCGCCGGCATGGTTGGGCGCCGGGGTGCCGCTGAGCGGTAGCAGGTAACCCAACTTCGAAAACATCTTGCCGAGGATGGCGCGGGTGCGGTTGGCGCCGGCGTTTTTCACGGCGACGGCCTCGTCGAGGATGGTCATGTCGAAGGCAACGCCCTTGGCGATGGCGTCGGCGTAGGGACTGCCCTTTTGGGAGAGCAAGCCATAGGTGATGATGAAGACGCCGTCGCCTTGCAACGTGGGGAGGTCGGCGAGGCCCTGTACGGGGATCGGACGGATGCCGGTCCACTTCCTGATCTCGGCGTCCCAGACGTAGCGTCCGGAAGCCTGGCAGACGATCAGCAGCCGCCGGACCTTACGCCCGCGGGCGGCCTCCAGCGCGGTGCGGCTCTTGCCTAAACCTGGATCAAATCCGAGGTAAATCTGCTCGCCAGCGGCGATGCGCGCGGCGGCGTCGGCCTGGAATGGGTACAGGGGGACGTTCATTTGACGCCTATGGACTTGTCGAGCAGGCCCTGCGCCTGCCACGCCAGCAGCGAACGCTCGCAGGCGCTGCAGTACTCCGCCTGATTGTCGTGGGGCCTGAACAGGTCGAGTTCGCTCCTATGCACCTCGATGCGCAGCCAAGTGCAGTCTTCATTCTCGCTCATGGCATTGCAGCGGTCGCATTTGTAGCGAAGGATTTTAGTCATGGTCGTTACTCCTGGTTGCGGATGGCCTGGCCCAGAGATAGCCGTCGCCGGATGGGTAGAAGCGGGCGTGTTCCTCGCGCAATTCGATCCTGTCGATGCGCTCGGCCAGCGACATCATCCAGACGATGAGCGCGGTGTTGACGACGGCGATGAGCGGGATGGTGATGAGATAGATGGTGGTCAAGCGTCGTTACTCCTTGCGTCGGTGCATGAACCAATGCCCCAATAACAAGGCATCGGCCCTGCCGTGGTCCTTCTTGCGCTCCAGCCCGACGACGCCGGGATAGAGGCGGATGGCAAGCGCGCGGGCGCTCTCCTTGTCGGTGCCGATCAGGCTCATGCCCCTCTTCCACTGCGTCGGCGTCACCAGGTGGATGGGGACGCCGATGCTGCCCAACACCCCATGGACGATGCCGACGGCGACGCCGAATTTGAACGTCGAGGAGACGCCCTGGCGCGGCATCGAGGCGACACGCTCGACGACGGCGGCCTTGGGATCGATGCCGCGCAGCCAGCGAGCCAGCTGCGCGGCATCCACCTGCCCGTCGACCACCGGCAGGTCGGTGACCGATGGGCTGCCCCCCTCCGGGAAGACGGCGACGGCGCCGGAGATGGCGCCGGGGTCAATGGCGATCAATTGAACTGTCATGGGATATGAGGTCCTTTTCGACGTTCTTGATCAGCCCGGCCTCGATGCCAAGCTGGATGAAGATCGGCAGCCACGCCGGCGGGATCGAATTGCGCAGGCGCCAGCCGACAATCGACGTCGGCGGCACCCGGGAATAGCCGCGCCCGACGAGGTCCTCGACGATCTGGTCCTCGCGACCGAGGCCGAGGATCAATTCGTCGAAGCGCCACACCGGCGGGGTGTAGGTCAGCTTGCCGCCGCTGCCGGAGGCGGCGCGGCGGCGAAGCCGTTTCTTCTTGATCGGGGTGTCAGTCTTCATCGCTTCTCCTTGCCAGCTTCAGGCTGCGGACCTCGCTCGCCTTGATGTATGGTTCGATGGCGTCGCGACCGAAGGCGGCGATCAGCGCCGGCTTGTCGAGGGTCTCGCGGATGGACGCCTGGACGAAGGCGGTGAAATTCTTGCCGTCGCGTTCCTCGCTGGAGGCATTCATGAGGTAGACGCGCAGCACCGCCTCGCGGGCTTCCAGCTGCTTGATGGCGTCGCGGATGGCGCCGAGTTCGTCGGCGGGGTGGATGTTGGCGATGTTCATTTGCCGTTACTCCTGTTTTCGTTGAATTGTTGAAACCCCGATATAGCGCTTGCCTTTCAAGAGTTCAAGCCTTATTTTGCAATTGTTCAATTTTATCCCAAACCGGAGAAACGACAGCGAAAATGACCATTTTGCATTTGGACATCGAGTCGTTCAGCGTCGCCGACCTCAAGCGGGTCGGAGTGGAAAATTACGTCAGGGCGCCCGGCTTCGCGGTGACGGTGGTTGGCTGGGCGTTCGACGATGAGCCATCACAATCCGTGGTCTGGCCCAGCACCGCTTTACCGTCACGGGTGCGTGATCACATCACCGAAGGCGGCACCATCAAGGCGTGGAACGCCAATTTCGAGTGGCACATATTGAAGTTGCATTACGGCATCGTCGCGCGGCACACGCAGATGGATGACGTCATGCAGAGGTCCTTGGCGTGGGGGCTGCCGGGGTCGCTGCTGCAGGCCGGCGAGGCGATTGGCGCCCCGGTGGTCAAGGACGACACCGCGCGGCGGCTGATGCTGTCGATGGGCAAGCCACGTAGGGATGGCACGGGGTGGCATGAGGACCGCAGCGGCAAGGCGGTGCGGATGCTCGACGATTTGGCGGTGTATTGCCGGCGGGACGTCGACGCCGAGCGCGAACTCGACCGGATGATCCCGGCGCTGTCGGCGGAGGAGAAGGCATTGTCGGCGGTCGACGCCGAAATCAACCAGATGGGGGTGCTGATCGATCTGGTGGCGGTCAGGGCGCTGAAGAAGGCCGCCGAGACGGAACGCTGGGGGCTGGACGCCGAATGCGCGGTGCTGACGTCGGGCGCGGTGACCTCAGCCGGCACCCAATCGGAGAAGCTGCTGGCGTGGCTGCGGGGCGAGAACGTCATCCTGAAGGACACGACGAAGGAGACGATTGGCGCGTGGCTGGCGCCGGGCAGGCGGCTGCCTCCGCGTGTGCGCAGGGTGCTGGAAATCCGGCAGGCGGTGGCGAAATCGTCGCTGGCGAAATTGGATGCGATGGCGGCGGTGGCGTCGGTGGCGGACGAGCGAGCGCGAAATTTGTTGCAGTTCAATGGCGCCGGGCGAACGGGGCGCTGGGCCGGAAGGCTGATCCAGGTGCAGAACCTGCCACGACCCGACAGGGGGATGAACGCCGATACGGTGATCGGCGTGGCGCAAAGGGATGCCGGCGGGCTGGGGATGTTCTGGGGTAAGCCGATGCGGGCAATCTCGGGGGCGTTGCGGGGCTGCCTGGTGGCGCGGCGGGGGTGTGTGCTGGTGTCGGTCGACCTGTCGCAGATCGAGGCGCGGATCACGGCGTGGCTGGCGGGGCAGGAGGACGTGCTGCAGGCGTTTCGCGAGCAGAGGGACGTCTACACCCTGCAGGCGGCGGCGGTGGGCTCTGGTGACCGCCAACTGGGCAAGGTGCTGGTGCTGGCGTGTGGCTACGGGATGGGGCCGGAGAAGTTCAGGCAAACGGCGGCTGAACAGTATGGGGTGGTGCTGACGGCGATGGAGGCGGAGGCGGCGCTGCGGGGGTGGCGGGCCGGCAATGGACGGATCGTCCGCTATTGGTACAGCATCGAGGACTGCGTCAAGGCGGCGGTCAGGAAGCCGGGGGTGGCAGTATGGCTCGAACATGGGGTCGCCGCCGGCGTCGGCCCGGATGGGGTGCTGATGCTGAGGAAGCCGGGTGGTGGCAGGCTGGCATATCATGGGATGCGGTTCTCAGATGGCGGCCTGGTGTTTTCTGGCTTGAACGGCAAAACGAAAAAGTGGGGGACGGAAAGGACATACGGTGGCCGGCTGGTCGAGAACATGGCGCAGTCGGTGGCGCGCGACGTCATGGCGCTGGGGGTGATGGCGTCGCATCGGGCGGGGTGGACGCCAATCATGACGGTGCACGATGAAATCGTCTGGGAAGTGCCGGAGCGGGACGCCGCCGGCACTGCTGCCGTGCTCAGGGATTTGATGATCCGGGGGGCGTCGTGGAGCGGTGGGCTGCCGCTGGCGGCGGAATACAAGATATCGAAGCGGTTCGGCAAATAGACACCAGATGGTGTGGCTGGACTTGATTGGCCGGCTCAACGAAAATAGCCACCCCGTGGGCAGGGGCGGCTATTGTTTCGTATCCGAATGGGGTTCGAATGACGGGCGGCTGCGAAGCGGGGAAGCCTGTCCGAGATACCGCCGGAGTAACGACAAACCTACGATACCGACGCAGGGCAATCCCGCTCCGCGTCATGAGATATAGGCCACGGAGGCTTTCATGACAATACGCAACGCCGACGCCCTGATGTATCTGAAAGAGGCTTTCGGGGACAGGTGGGAACAGGCTTGGGTGGAATGGGGGACGTTCGACGGCGGGGGTCTTTTCCGCAGGAACGGATGCGGGAGGGTCGGCAGGCTGGCGGAAGGAAGCCCGCCGGAAGACCAGGCGGTCTATGTCTGCTGCGGGCTGCTGAAACCGGGTTCGACGCGGCGCTGCATCGAGAATGTGTCGCGGGTGCATGTGCTGTGCATCGACGACGTCGGCAGCAAGATCGACCTGGCGGACATGGAAGCCGGGGTCGCGATGGGCTTGGTGCCGGAGCCGTCGGCGACCATCGAAACGTCGCCGGGAAACTTCCAGTGGCACTATTTCATCGCCGGCGGCATGGAGGTCGAACAGTACAGGGCGCTGCGCAAGGCGATGCGGTCGAATGCGATCCACGGGCATTCCGACGCGATCTCCCCGGCGAACCTCATAAGGCTGCCGATGGGCGTCAACGGCAAACCCGGCGCGGTGCGGCACGATGTTGCCGTCCAGCAGTGGGGGGTAAGCTCATGACGTACAGCGGCGAGGACCTGCTGACGTGGTTCGGCGGCGGCGCGCCGGTGACGCCAGCGCCGCCGGCTGGGGATTTGCTGGCGCCGTCGGAGGCGATGCTGAAGGCGGTGCTGGCACGGCTGCCGAACGACGGTGTCGCCGGATACTGCAACTCGTATGAGGCGTGGATCGAGTTCGGCCTGGCGCTATACGGCGCGACCGGAGGCGAGGGATTGGAGCTGTGGGAGGACTGGTGTTCGACGCAGGTGCAGCAGGTCGACGAGACGGCGAAGTGGGCGTCGTTCTCGGCGACGGGGCTGGGCTGGGATACGCTGTGCATGTACGAGGACACGATGGGGATGGGGTCGCGGTCGGCAATCGCGGCGCTGGTGTTCGACGACGGCGAAGTGGCGCCGGCGGTGGCGGCTGGGGTGGCTGGGTTACCGCGCGCCATGCAATTGAAATACGCCGAGGACATCGCCCGGCGGTGGGGGTGGCGGATGCGCTACGTACTCGACCGCAAGGCGTGGGCGGAGTTCGACGGGGTGGCGTGGCGGCATCTGCCGTCGAAGGTCAAGCTGGCGGGGCGGGCGGCGATGGCCATGGCGAGGTCGGCACCGCCGAAGGCACGGGGGGAGCACGACGTCACGACGCTGTCGTTCCTGGATGGGGTCGAGGGGCTGTGCCAGCAGATGCCGGCGCTGCAGTGCCGCGAAACGGATTTCGATAAAGATGTCTGGCTGCTGGGGACGCCCGGGGGGACAGTGGACCTCAGGACGGGGGTGCTTGGGGCGGCGAAGGCATCGGATTTGATATCGAAGGTGACGGCGGTGGCGCCGGCGGCTGGGGTGACGTGCCCACGCTGGCTGCGGTTCCTGGACGAGGTGACGGAAGGCGATTTGGCGTCGGTGGCGTTCCTGCAGCAGTGGGCGGGGTACTGCCTGACGGGACTGACCATCGAGGAGAAGATTCTGTTCCTGTATGGGCCGGGTGGCAACGGCAAGAGCAAGTTTTCGGACATGCTGGCTTGGGTGCTGGGCGACCATGCGGCCAAGCCGGTGGCTGATTTGTTCATCAAGAAGGCGCACGGCATGGGGCATACGTCGAAATTGGCGATGCTGTCGGGGGCGAGGCTGTGCACCATCTCGGAAGTGCCGGCTGGGGCGCAGTGGGACGAAGGGTTGCTGAAGGACATCACCGGCGGCGGCGTGGTGACGGCTGGGTTCAAGCACAGGGACGAATTCAGTTTTGAACCCCGGTTCAAGTTGCTGGCATACGGCAACCATCAGCCGACGTTTCCAGGCGGCATAGACGAAGCGATCCGCCGGCGGTTCATGATGATGGAGTTTCGTTTTCAGCCCAGGGTTGTCGACCTGGAGTTGATGGACAAGCTGAAAGGCGAGGCGGCGGGGGTGCTGCGGTGGATGATAGAGGGGTGTCTGGCGTGGCGGAAAACGCGGCTGATAAAGCCAAAAAAGGTCGAGGACGCCACCGACGCGATGTTCAGGGAACAGGACCTGCTGGGGCAGTGGATCGGCGCCAGGATCGAAAAAGCGAGGGGCTCTGAAGTCTTGGTATTGGTGCTGTTCAAGGACTGGATCGACTGGCGAAACCAGCAGGGAAATCACGAGCTTTTCGACAGCGTAACGGTGTTTGGCAAGGAATTGGTGGACCGAAGGGGCTTCGTAAGGAAGCGGATCAACAGCGGAAATGTGTATCAAGACATCAAAATCAGAGGGACTTCGGGTGTAGGGTTCGACGTTTTCGGCAGTCCGCTAAGCCCTTGATATCATTGGGTTGTGTACAGTTGTGTATAGTTTTCCTAAACTTGTCCTACGCGCGAGGAGATTGAAGACATGAGTGCATCCATAGGAGAGTTTACGGAAACTATACACAACTATACACAACCCTTGGAAAATAAGGGTTCTGCCGGTTTTGTCGGGGTTTTTCCGGGGTTTTTCGAAAAAAGGTGGGGGGCGCCCTTGCGTTGAAGAATTGAGTGGACTATATGGGGAAGACATCAAAACCAAACTTCAAAGGAGTAACGGCAAAATGACTTACGGTGTACCTGGATACGCGGTCCGCGACCGCATCGACGAGCTCGAAGACCGGCTTTACGATCTGAAGGCCGACATCGTCGACGCCCGTGCCGAACGTGACAAGGCGCTCGAACAGGTCGACGAGCTCGACAATGAGCGCGCCCGCCTGCAGGACCGTCTGGCGACGTTGGAGGATATGTTGCTCGACATCCGCGACTGGATGGACAGCCGCGCGGATGCCGACCACGACGGCGAGACATTCGTGGCCAATGACGAAATGCAGTGGGCGATGCGGATCACTGCCGAGGTGGCGCCGTGAACCGCGCCATCATCCGGCATTACGCCGCCAGCCGTGGAATGCGCTACCGCATCACCTGCGCCGGCCATGTCGACCTCTTCGGCTTGCTGCCGGGTTCGCACTTGCGCGGCTGGTATCGTTTCGCCGGCAGTGAGGCGGCGGCGGTCAGCCGTATCGTCGTGGAAAGTGTCGGCGATATCATCGGAGGCGGGGCATGATCTGGACCGTCGTTGCGCCGCATGGCGAGGAGGATATCGGCCTGCTGCCGATGATTTTCACCGATAGCGATCCCCGTCCAGCCGCCATGCAGGCCAATGAGCGCTACGCTCATGGCGGTGGATGGCGCCCGCAAAAAGGCTGGAAGGTCAATTCGAAAAACGGTGTCGCCCGTTATCCCGGCGATCCCGTGCTGAAGCCGATTGCGTGGGCCGGGATGAACGATGAAATGTTGTTTGTCTACCGTTACGGCTACGTCTGCGTCATGCAGCGCGGCGGCGCCTTCGAGATGGCGAGGCTGGATTGATGTCTTTCAAACCGGAAGTCCAGACCGCCGGCAATGGCGACAGGTGGAGCGGAAACGCGCTGGTCTTCGCCAGTCGGGCCGAGGCGCTCGACTATGTCGAAGACCTCATGTTCCGCTGGACAGCGGTCACTGATACCCGTGCGGTCGAGACCGACGAACCCGTTACCCATGTCTGGAAGGATGGCCAATTGGGGCATGTGAAACCGTGACGCTGTTTTTGGAACTCGGGGTGCTTGGCGCCTTGTTCACCCTCATTCCCATGGTCGGCATCGTGATCATGGGCCTGCTGGGATTGTGGGACTAAAAATAATTTGCGTTGAAGACTTGCAGTGGAGCCTTTTATCGTCTAGATAGAGGGTTCTGGCGCATTGGTGCGCTTCTAAAGGAGTAACGACAAATGTACGACCGCGATATGCCCCTGATGCGTGACCACGCGCTGGCTTCCCCCGCCGGCCTCACCGACGTGATTGCATTCGTGCTGGCAACCATCCAGCAACCCTTGCAGTCGGTCGCCAATCAGATGCGCGACATCCGCGCCAACGGCGCTGGCAGCAAATATCTTTTTGGCAGCAAGCGTGGCGGTTACGAGTATGCCGTCGCTCATGCCGACGTGTTACACGCCGCCGTGGTCAAGGCCGTGCAGGTCAATGACGTCGTTGGCGCCGTCGATATCCTTTCCAACGTTCCGGGCTTGGGTATCGTCAAGGCGAGCTTTGTCGCACAGATTTGCGGTCTCGAAGTTGCCTGTCTCGATACGCACAATCTGAAGCGGCTTGGCCTTGGTGAAGCGACGTTCAAGCTGGCCAAGTCGGTCAAGCATGAAACCAAGCTGGCGAAAATCGCCAAGTACGTGGCGGTCTGCGCCCGGGAAGGCGGTTCGCGCTATTTCTGGAATTCGTGGTGTGAGTTCGTCGCTGGCAATCGCGCCAACCGGTCGTTGGCGACTGCCGATGCCGTCTCGGCTTACCATGCTGCCTGCATTGCATAGGCCGTAACGCCACAGGCGAGGCCGTACAGAGGGTTCAAGGGCTCCGGAGCTTCCGGGGCCCTTTTCGCGTTGGTTGCGCTGTACGGGGCTGGCGTGGCATTGTGCGGGCATGTTCACGCGCATTCCGGTTAAGCAGGAACAGTTTTTGCTGCTCGTCCTTGATGGCCAGCCGGCGAGCCGTGCCTATGCCCATGTCTATGGTCAGGACAAATCCAAAGCCGTCTGCGAGGTTTCCGGTTCAAGACTGTTAAGCAAGGCTAAGGTTCAGCAGCGGAAGAGCGAGCTTCTGGCCGCGCGACATGCGGCCAGCCCCATATCAGCGGCGTTTTTGACAGGCGAATTATTGGCTACAGCCGTTGAAAGCCGGGCACTTGGGCAGGGTTCAGCTGCCCAGGCTTGCTACATGGGGATAGCCAAACTGCATGGCCTCATCGTCGACCGCGTCCAGGCCGACGTGCTGGTTCGTAAGCCGGCTAACAATCCCGACAGCCCCGATGAGATGACAGCAGAGGCTTGGCTGTCTGACTTCGGCGTTACAGTAATAGAGCACAACTCTACTGCAGCTATACCTGCGCAACCCGAAACTATAGTTGAGATACACCAGAAAGATGCAGAGGTCGAGGGCGACGACGAGGGCCAGGCCTATACAGTATAGCGCCAGTATAGTGTGAGTATAGTGTGAGAGTATAGATGGTATAGTCGTAGTAGTGTTGTAGTATAGTTGGGGTGGCGGGTCTGAACCGGAAAGTGGGTACACCCCTGGGTTGTGGGGCCTCCACAAAATTTACACGGATACAACAGCGACGCGTTCCCGTTTTGTTCTAAAGTCCATCGTAAGGCCACCAGAATGTCGACAGCCATAGCCCAGAGCGACTACGACGACTTCAGCCGGACGCTGACCATAACCTTTACCGACGGCACCGTGTACGAATACTACGGTGTCCCTCCCGCCGTGTTCCAGGCCGTATCGAGCGACACCACGTCGAAAGGCACCTACTTCAACCGCGACGTCCGCAGGGCGTACAGCTATTCGAGGATTGGTTAGCTGGCTAACAAACCCCAGACCGTCGTCATCGGCTTCAAGCCGCAGCCTGGGCCGCAGGTCGCCTTTCTCAAGGCGCCCTTCGACGCCGTCATCTATGGCGGCGCCCGTGGCGGCGGGAAGAGTTACGCGACGCTGGGCGAGTTCTGGCTCCACGCCGAGCGTCACGGCCCCCACGCCCGCGGCCTGATGGTGCGCAAGACCCGCGAGGATTTGAAGGACACCATCGAGACCGCCCAGCAGATGTACGGCTCGGCGGCGCAATGGAACGACCAGAAGAAGTTCTTCCGCTTCCAGGGTGGCGCCATGCTCAACATGGCCTACCTCGAATCCGACTCCGACGCCCAGAACTACCAGGGCTGGTCCCTGACCCGCGTCTACGTCGAGGAACTGACGCAGTACGCCGACTCCAAGGCGATCTTCAAGCTGTTCGCCACCCTGCGCAGCGCCGTGCCGGGTATCAAGTGCCAGTTCCGCGCCACCTGCAACCCCGGCGGCCCCGGCCACCACTGGGTCAAGCAGTGGGCCATCGACCTCGGCCCGATGCGCCCCACCACCGATCCCCGCACCGGCCTCACCCGCGTCTTCATCCCGGCCAAGGTCACCGACAACCCCGCCTTGCTCAAGAACGACCCCGGCTATATCAACAGGCTGCGCGCCAGTGGCTCCGAGGCCCTCGTCCGCGCCTGGCTGGAGGGCGATTGGGATGTCATCGAGGGGGCTTTTTTCCCGGAGTTCGACCGCAAAAAGCACGTGCTCGAAGCCTTCCGTATCCCTGCCGACTGGGTCCGTTTCCGTTCCATGGACTGGGGCAGCGCGAAGCCTTTCTCTGTCGGCTGGTGGGCTCACGTGCAGGATGATTTCCCCATACTTAGCCGGCAAACAATCCTGCCTCGCGGTGCGATTGTCCGCTACCGCGAGTGGTATGGCGCCGCCGCCGCCAACGAGGGCCTCCGCCTTCCCGCCGAAATGGTGGGCGCCGGCATCGTGGCGCGCGACAATCGCGAGGATATCGCCTACGGGGTGCTGGACCCGGCGGCCTTCGCCGTCATCTCCGGCCCTTCCATCGGCGAGACCCTCGGCAGGGCCGGCGCCTTCTTCCGCCGCGCCGACAACGCCCGCGTCAGCCGCGATAAGCGCATGGGCGGCTGGGACCAGGTCCGCGCTCGGCTGCGGGGCGACGCCGACGGACGCCCGATGATTTACTTCTTCGATACCTGTCGTGATACCATCCGCACCCTGCCGATGATGCAGCACTCGGAGCACAACCCCGAGGACCTCGATACCGACTCGGAGGACCACGCCGTGGATGAAGTCCGTTACGCCTGCATGAGCAGACCTTTTCGCTCGACCGGCTTCGTCACCGAGCACGAGGACAAGAACCCCTTCCTCATCCGCAACGCCTTCAAGCTCGACGAACTGGACCTCTGAGCATGGCCACGAAATTTTTCGACGACACCCCCAAGGTCGCCGGCACCATTAGCGCCGAGGCCGGCAAGGCCGACACGCCGCCGGTCAACCCCGAGGAACCCCCAACCGACCCCACCGACGAGGTCGACGCGCAATACTGGGAGCGCTGCCTCGCCGACGCCGAGCGCGCCGAGCAGGACTGGCGCCAGCGCGGGCGTGAGATCATCCGCATCTACCGCAACGACGGCAGCTACACCGCGCTCAACAAGAAGCGCAACGTCAACGACATCGTCTTCAACATCCTTTTCTCCAACACCGAAGTGATGCTGCCCAACATCTACGCCAACCCGCCGGACCCCGTCGTCCGCTCCCGTTTCATCAAGAAGACCACCCCGGTTCCGCAACCCCCGCCTCTGCCTCCGGCCCCGCCGGCGATGGCACCGCCGCCAGGGCCGGGGATGCCGGGTGGACCGCCGGCGGCGGCCCCTCAGGCACCGCCACCGGCGCCACTGCCGCCGACCCCGCCCAGCCCCAATCTTGGCGTCGACATCAACATCCAGGGCCTGCACCCGCCGCAGCCGCCCGTCCAGCAACCGCCGCCACCGCCAACCCCTCCGCCCCCCGAGGAACCGCAACCCCCGGCGATGCCGGCGATGATGCCGGCGCCGCCGCCGCCGGGGATGCCGGACCAGAAGGACGTCGAAACCGCCGCCGCCGTCATGGAGAAGGCGCTCGGCATCGTCGTCGACGACACCACCAGCCACGAGGCGATCAAGGCCGCCGTCAAGGACATGCTGCTGCCAGGCCGCGGCACCTGCCGCGTCCGCTGGTATCCGCAACTGCAGAGCCAGCCCGTTGCCGACCCCGTCATGGGCGGGAACCTGAGCCTCCCCGGCAGCCCTCCTCCCGCGCCGGGCGAGGCTCCGCTGACCGAGGACGTCAAAATCTGGGAGACCGTCAGCGACGAATACGTCTACTGGGAGGACATCCTCTACGATCCCGTCCGCCAGTTCACCGACGGTTCGTGGGTCGCCTTCCGCCACCTGTTCGACGAGAAATCGCTGTTGGCCGAGTTCGAGGACAGCCAGCAGCTGCAGACCCTCAAGGCCGCCAACAAACTGCAGGACGTGCTGAAATGGACCGACGAGTCCGCCGCCAAGTCGGTGGTCGGCGGCGGCAGCCCGATGAAGACCGCCAACAAGCTCGGCGACGTCATCAAGAAGGCGATGGTCTGGGAAATTTGGAACCGCACCAAGACCAACGTCATCTGGTTCATCCGCGAGGTCGACGGCCTCGTGCTGCGCGTCGACCCCGACAGCCTCGGCCTTTCCAACTTCTTCCCCGTCCCCAAGCCGCTGCTGGCGGTCACCACCACCGACTCGATGCTGCCGCGGCCTTACTACGACCTCTACCGCCACCTCGCCGCCGACCTCGACGAGACCTCCCGGCAGATTTCGCGCCTCACCGACAAGATCAAGGTCAGGGGCGGTTACAACGCCTCAAACCGCGATATCGCCGCCATCCTGACCGCCGAGGACGGCAAGATGCTGCCTGTCGCCGGCGTCGACCTCATCAATGGCGGCCTCGCCAATCACATCTGGCTGGTGCCGATCATCGAATGGGTCAACGCGCTCAAGGAGCTTTACCTCGCCCGCGAGCAGATCAAGCAAGCGATCTACGAGGTGATGGGCATCTCCGACATCATGCGCGGCAATTCCAACCCCTACGAGACCGCCACCGCGCAGCGCATCAAGGGCACGATGGGCACCAACCGCCTCGCCGAGCAGAAGCGCGTCTGCGCCAATTTCGCCCGCGAGCTTCTGCGCATGAAGGCCGAAATCATCGCCAAGAACTTCGATGCCTCGACCCTTACGCGGATGACCGGCGAGGAGGTCACCCCCGAAGTCGAGGCCATCCTCAGGGACGACTTCCAGAGGACCTGCTCCATCGACGTCGAGACCGACTCCACTGTCGCCGTCGACGAGCAGGGCGAGCAGGACGCCAATGGCAAGATGATGATGGCCATGCAGGGCATCATGCAGGGCGCCGCCGGCCTTCTCCAGGCCGGCATCCTGCCGCCGCCGATGGTCGCGCAATTCTCGCTCGAACTGATGAAGATGATGCTGCATCCGCTGAAGAACTCCCGCGGCGTCGTCGAACTGATCGACGACTTCCAGGAGCAGATACAGGCGCTGGCCAAGATGCAGGCCATGCAGCCGCCGCCTCCGCCCGGGCCACCCCCCGGCGCTGGAGCCGGCCCGCCCGGTGCCCCTCTTACTATCCCGCCGGGCGGGCCGCCGCTGCCGAATGGCGCCGGCCCACCGCCGCCAGGAATGCCGATGCAATGACCCAGAGGAGAAACGATTATGCCGTTCAAGACCAAGCCCAAGAAAGCCGTCAAGAAACCGCCGTCGAAACCGTTCGGTAAAACCGCCGCCAAGACGCCGTTCGCCAGCACCCCGAAGGCGCCGATGCCGGGAGCCAAGGCGGGATTTCCACCCAAGAAGCCAATGCCGGGGTGCTAGGAAATGAATTGGATCGTCGTCATCTTCATCCTGCTTGCCGGCACCGTCATCGCCTTCGGCCAGAGCCAGCCGCCACCGCCGACCCTGATCCAGCAATTGCAGTCGTTCCTCAGTTACGAACTGGACGAGGAGGATGAATATCCCCAGCCCAACTACCACACCTACCGGGCGCAAAGGCTTCAGGGACAGTTGGCTACGGCAAATGCTGCGGCTGCTGCAGGGCACCCACTACCACCACAGCTTAATGAGCATGGTGTTATCACCCCGCTCTACCCACCCTCGGGCAAGTGAGATGATCAACCGCGACATCTACTTCGATGAGGTGAGGGACAGCTTATTTTCAGGGGCTTTGACGCAACAAAATGTCGACGGCCAGAACGTCATCCTCGGACTGTGGGAATGGCAGGCGACCGGAACGCCGATGACCGATATCCGCTGGCTCGCCTATATCCTTGCCACAGTATATCATGAGACGGCCACAAGATGTTGGCCAGTAACCGAGTATGGATCGCAAGATTATTTGCAGGGAAAAGAGTACTGGCCATATATCGGGCGCGGTCTAATTCAGCTAACTTGGGAAGAAAACTACAGGAATGCCTCAGCGATGTTGGGATTGATTGATGATCGAGACCTGGTTAGTCATCCTGAAGTGGCATTGGACAGTTTGATCGCGGCGCGGCTGGCGTTTCGCGGCATGGCTGAAGGGTTCTACACCGACATGCAGTTGGGCATGTATTTCAACGACACCACCGATGATCCGATCAACGCCCGCCAGATCATCAACGGCAACGACAAGGACGAGTTGATCGCGTCCTACTATGACGTTTTCCTGGAGGCACTGATCGCGGCACAAGGCCGTGAGCGAGCAACCTGAACCCGGCAAGCTCGAACGCGCGGCCAAGGTCGTCTCGTCGCTGACCCTGTCCAACGTCATGATCATCGCGCTCTTGGCGGTTATCGCGGTGCCGGTCTATGTCGTCTACCGCGCGCTTGGCGACGAGAAGCTGCTCGACCGCCTCCTGTCCACCTACGAGGAGCATGATTCGAAGAGCGGCTGCGCGCTGCGCCACGTCAAGGCGCGCGGCGGACCCGATCTGTGGGGCATCTCCTCCGGCTTCTCGTTTACCGGCGCCGACCGCTGGTATGTTAATGTCCTGCTCGACCACGACCCGAACGAGGAGGAGGTCGAGAGCTATTGTCAATCGCTCAAGCTTATCGCCGATTCCATGCTGGCTCGCGGTCATGATGCTGCTGGCGTCGACCAGCCGGGCGGAAACGCCGAAATTCTCGGCGGACCAGTGCCGGGTGCTGAAACAGACCGGCGTTGACACGACGGGCATCTGCCCGCCACCGCCGAGGAAGGAGAAGAAATGAAGTACAAATTCCGCGCACCCGATCCCGACCCGCGCCAGTGGCGCTTGCAACGCGAACTGTCCCAAGCCGAACTGGAGGCCCTGGCCCGCGACGGCTCCTGGAAGCAGGAGCACTTCCTGATCCAAATCCTCGCCGAGAACCTGCTGAAGGAGGAAGCCGCGGGGAAGAAATGAGATCAGCCTCTGTTATGACGCTGCTCAAAGTAGGTGGCCCACCGACAATTTCCCGGAAAATAGCCTTTGTGATTGTCGATGCGGTCCAGCGTCAGGCCAGCAGGCCGATCCCCCATATCAGCATAGAAGTTTTCAAAGAACTGCCAGCGTTCGCAAACGGGGCGATCCTTGTATCTGTCATAGCCCTTTTGCGACGGATGGGTGCAGCGATTCCACATCGACGCCCAGCTTCGATAGGCTCCGGTATGACTCCCAACCCTTGCTTGCCCATGTGTCACGGGGCCGGGTATTTGCAGACAGCCGCACGATTTCGTCTGACCGCAGCGAAGGTTGTTTCCGCCGACCACCTTCGTGCCTCCGCAGTCGCAACGGCACAGCCAGTAAACGATTTTGTTTTTGGCACGGTGAGCCGGGGATACGGCGATCAATCGACCAAAACGTTGCCCGGTGATATCGATGAATTTGGGCATCGGACCTCCTACACAGGTTCCTTGTCAAGTGGCGGGTCGGTGCGTCAACACCGGCCTGTCGCGCATTATATCACAAGGCTCATTCCGGTAGTATTGCTCGTCTCATGTACGACAACGGGGCCAACCGATTTCGACGAGTATCAGTGCCGGCTCCTGCGCCAGCGCGGCGTCAACACCTCCAATCTGTGCCGGCGTCCACCGTCGGCGTCGAAGGCATCGAACGGAGGCGCCAGTGAAGGAGCGAGTGCTGGTGGCGATGGTGGGGCTGGTGGTGGTGGCGCTCCTAACCCTCCTGTGGGTGGAGGCAACCCTCCACTAGGCGGCGGCACCACGCCACCGACGCCGGAACCGCCGATCACCGAGCCACCGCCCACCGGAGGTGGTGGCGAGCCACCGCCGACCGGCGGCAAGCCGCCTGGCGGCATCGACAGTGTCAAGCCGCCGGGAACACCCGGCGACAGCGGCGGCAAACCCGACGATAATGGAGACAGGCCCCATGCCCGGACCTGACAACGGCTTCTGGAGGGGCGTTTTTTATGCTACGGCTTTTTCCACGGCGATTTGGTTCGTCCTCTGGCTGATTTTCCGTTGAAAGGAACGCAAAATGGCTCTTTCCTCCAAGGAAACCAAGGAAACTCGGGACACCAGGGAAACCAAGGAGGTCGTCGAGCCACAAGCCATCGTTCCCGGCACCTGGCCGAGCCCCATCGACGGTTTTCGCGCCGCCGTCGGCGGTGTCGCCGTGACCGTGGTCAATCCCGGTGCTGGCGACGCGCTGCTGCCCTATCCGATCGGCACCCCTTGCCCAGTTGGCTCGCGTTTCTGGCTGCAGACCGGGTATTACAGGTCGGCGACCCCAACTTGAGAGGAAGCCAGCCATGGCCCTGCAGGCATTTTCCGTCAAGCGCATCCAGGAAGCCGCCGACGCCAACGCCAACATCGTCGAAATCACCCCGAAAAGCTGGCGCCGCTTCCCGACCTCCGGCCCGCCCGTAGGGGGCTCACTGCCGATTTACGTTCCGACAGTGACCTATGTCGGTGGCGTCCAGGGTGACGACGTCGCTGTCGCCACCGCCAATTCCACCACGCCCTACGCGCCGACGACGCAGGCCGCCAAGGCCACCGCGCTTGGCACCACCATCGTCGTCGACACGGGCCGCCGTCGCGGCCCATTGGGACCGTCCGACCCCTATCCGGTCACCGGCTACACGCCGCTCGCCGCGCCGGTCATCACCTCGCTGGCTCCCAACACCGCTGTTGCAGGCACCGATCCCAACCTGATTGTCACCATCACCGGGACCGGTTTTTCGGCATGGTCCGCCGTCACCTCCGGTGGCTTCACGATCCCGTTCCGGTACATCTCTCCGACCAAGCTGGAGATCGTGCAGAAGCCGAAGGCGTCGATAGCCGGCATCGTGCAGGTGGTCGTCTCCGACCACGGCGTCGCCTCCGCCCCCTCCAACTTCACCTTCACCTGAGGAAGGCTCGATGGCAGACACCATAGACCCGCTGGTCGCCACCATCATCACCCTCAATCCGTGGGACCCCTATCCGACCGGCACCCCAGGGGTGACCAACCTCGCCAATTGCCACGACGCCCAGGAACTGCAGACCGCCGCCAACTGGCAGGCGCAGTGCATCGCCAATCTCGCCGCCGGCGGTTCGGTGGCTGGAGGGGCCAAGTTCCCTTGACGGTCTACGTCTACCGCGGCGGCAAGGTGGTGCCGAAAAAGTCGAAAATGAAACGCGCCGGCGGTGCCTACGTCTCGCGCTTCGAAAGTTACGAAAGCCCCATCGATGGGGCTTCGATCTCGTCGCATCGGCAGCGTGATCTGGATTTGACCAGAAATAACGCCTATGACGTGCGGGATGTAGGGCCAAATCACGAGTTCACTCGTGCTAAGGAGGCCCGGAAAGCTGAGAATGCCCGATCCGACGGACCAAGACAGCTTGATTTCTGGCGCTGACGACAGCGCCGAGGGGTCTTCGCCGCCTTCCCTGCGCGAAATCGCCGAGAAAGCTTACGACGAAGGCTCCCGCCCGGAGCGCGAGGCGCCCACCGACGACGGTGGTCGAGCCCGCGACGACCGTGGACGTTTCGCCCCGAAAGAGTCGAAAACAGGTGAAGCAGAGCGTGAAGCTCCCAGCCCTGAACCAAAAGCCGAGACCCCAGTACCGACCGATCCAGCTTTGAGCAATCGGGCGCCGGACCACTGGAGCGCGCAGGACAAGGCCGTCTTCGATAGGTCGCCGCCGGAAGTCAAGGAGATGCTTCAGCGGCGCTATTCCGAGATGGAAGCGGACTACACGCGCAAGTCTCAGGCCAACGCCAGTGCAGTCCAAGCCGTCAACGCGTTAGCGCCGATCTTCAACGACCCCGACATCCAGCGGTCGCTCGCCAGCCTGAATGTGCACCCCGTCGGTGCCATCCAGCAGTGGGCGTCCTTCCACAAAAGGGCGGTCAGCCCGAATGTGCAGGACCGGGCCGCCTTGATGATCGACCTCGCCGAGCAGATGGGCTTCGACCCAGCCAGGCTGTTTGCCGTCAATCGCCCGCCGGAACCGCAACTCCCCCCGGGAGTGGCCGATGATCCGGCGATCCGTCACTTTGCCAACCTTTACGGCAAGACGGCCAGCGAAATGCAGTCCCTGCGTAACCAAATCCAAAACATCCAAGCCACCGAGCAGAAGAAGTACGAGCAGGAAACCTTGAAAGTCGCCCGCTGGAACATCGACCAGTGGGCCGACGAGAAAGGCCCCGACGGCGCACCCGTCAGGCCCGATTTCAATGAGCAACTGCCGTATCTGCTTAAGTTGTTTCAGGCCGATCCCAACTACGATCTGGCTGAAGCATACGACATCGCGCGCAGCATGAACCCCAAGACGCGGGGTGCAGCGCTTGCCGCTGAGAGGGCAAGGATGCAGTCGCAGCAATCGGTCGCCAAGGCCCAGGCTGCGAACCGTGGCAATCTCCGGGGGGTCACCTCCCCGGTATCGAAGCCCACGGCGAGGACGGGGAACGGAGGTCTGCGCGACGTATTGGACGCATCAGCTGATGAGGTTGGCTTCTAGAAATAGGAGCCTCCAGTGGCCGAACCGACCGTCAACCAGCTAGTCGCTACTACGCTGGCTAACTACCATAAACAATTCGCCGACAACGTCTCCAATTCCAATGCCGTGACCGCGCTTTTGCGCCAAGGCAACCGGATGCGCAGCGTCGACGGCGGACGTTCGATTGCCTGCCCGCTGACCTACGCCGAGGAGACGTTCGCCTGGTACATGGGCAGCGAACTTCTTTCCAGGGCCGTCAAGGAAACCATCTCGGAAGCCGACTACGAGCCGGCCAACGCGGTGGCCTCGATCACCCTCAGCGGTCCCGACCTGGCCAAGAACAAGGGTCGCGAGCAGGTGCTCAACCTGCTCGAAGGCAAGATGACCAACGCCGAAAACACCATGAAGAACAACATTACCAAAGCGATTTACGGTGATGGTACCGTCGCCAAGAGCTTCGCCGGCCTGAAGGCGTTCGTCACCGACGCCGGCACTGGCATCGTCGGCGGCATCGACTCGACGACGTGGGTGTTCTGGAAGAACCAGTTCGCCTCCATCGCCAGGGCGACAGGACTGCAATACCCGGCCCTCAAGGCCGGCCTCAACAGCCTGTGGATCAAGCTGATCCGCGGTACCGAACATCCCGACTTGGTGCTGGCCGACGCCGAAATCTACTCGACCTACGAGGGCGGCCTGCAGGAAAACCAGCGCTACGCCGACGCCGCCTTGGGTTCTCTCGGTTTCGAGACCCTCAAGTACAAGTCGGCGGCGATGGTCTTTGACGGCGCCGCCACCGGCCTCGCCGGAGGTTATATGTTGAACACGAAATATATGAAGTTCGAAATCTACGATGGACGGAATTTCGAGGCGCTCGATCTTCCCGACCAGAGCGTCGACATGGATGCGATCACCAAGCACATCGCCTTCATGGGGGCGCTCACCCTCAGCAACCGTTCAATGCAGGGGAGAATCCTGCTGACGGGCACCTGATTTCGATGCGGGGCCTGATTCTCTCGACCGGGACTTGACGGCACCCCGCATTGAAGCGGGGGCGGCGTTCTTCCTCAAAACTGACGCCGTCCCCATCAACCCAAAGGAAGACCTCATGTCCGACACGCCCACTTTGGTAAGGTTCTATTCCGGCTGGGAAACCGCCGGCACCGGCTCCGACGGGATGCCGCTCTATAAAGAGAACATCATGATCCGGCTCGATCGGCCTCCCTTCCTCAGCGTCACCCGCGTCGCCGAGGACGAGGATTTCATCTATCACTCGATGGCCTTCGAACTGTTCCAGAAGGAGCAGTCGGCCCGCAAGGTCAGCTATTCCGAAGGCTATCCACTGGCGTTGTGGCCCGCCGTCAGCGAAGCCGAGTTCAAGATGCTGGTCGACCGCGACATCGTCACCGTCGAGCAACTGGCCAAGGCCAAGAAAGCCGACATGCCGACCGCCCTCAAGGAGCTTTGCGATCGCGCCGCCAAGCTGGTCAAGCTGCAGGCCGGCGCCGCCAAATACGAAGAACTGCTGCGCGACCGCGACGGGCGCATCGAGGCGCTGGAGGAGCAGGTCAAGGAAGCCGTGATCACCATCGCCAGCCAGAAGACCCTCATCGAGCGTCTCAGCGTCAGGGGAGCCGGCTAAATGGCGCAGCTGATCTCCGTCGCCCAGGCCGTCAACGACGCCGCGCGCGAGATCGGCATCTCGCAAACCGACGTCCTGCGGGTGCTGGGCTCCAACGACGAGGATGTCGTGCAGATGGCGGCGCTGCTCACCGCCGTCGCCGACGAACTGCTGCTGGAGGAGCCCTACCAGGACCTGCTTGGCGACGGCAACTGGCTGCTCGACAAGGATGGCCACACCTACAAGGCCCGCCCGACCGACGACACCGACCTGCTGCTGTTCGACAGCCGGCTGGCCATCTCCGGCCTCAAGTACCGCTTCCTGCAGGCCAAGGGCTTGGAGTTCGGCGAGCAGATGCGCGATTTCCTCGTCCGCATGGGCAAGATCGCCGTGCGCGCCAACCAGCGGGTGCTCGATCTCGACGCCGAACCCTCAAGACAGATTTAAAGGAGAAGAGCGATGGCCCAAGGCATATTGAAGAGCATCTTCGGCGGTGGCATTCCGCAAAACGCGCAGGGGCGCAGACCGGCCTCGATGAGCGACCGCGACGCCGCCGCTCGCGACACCGTCTATCGCAAGCCGGCGGCCAAGGCGGCCCCGGCCAAGTCCAGTGGTGGCGGTGGCGGCGGTCACAAGAAGCATGGCGGCGGTGGCGGCGGCCCGCTCACCACGTCCGCGATCCCAACAGCGCGGCCCAATACGACCCTCGGCGGCACCCCGACAGCCGGTTACGAGCCTATTGGCAACGATCCTCGCGGTACGCCGGACCCTTTGCAGCCACCGATGGTGCCGATGATGCCGCCCCTCACCGGGGTGCCGCCGGACCTGCTGAACCCCGGCCCCAATCTGACACTCGGCGGGACGCCCACCCAAGGTTACGGGTCGCCTTCGACCTTCCCAGGTCGGCCCGACATTCCGCAGACGCCGCCCACAGGCCCCGGTGGAACGCCGCTCGACGCCGGCAACATGCGCGGCAGGCCCGATCCGATGATGCCGCCGATGATGTCGCCAACCAATCCCACCAGCCCTAGCCGCGATGAACTGGCGGCGATCATGCAGCAGCCGGGCATCCTGAGTTCCTTGAATGGCGGCGCCAATGGCCTGCCGTTCGGCAAGGCGCTCGACGCCGCCGGCCAGAAATACCTGCCCTCCATCTTCGGGGGCGCCTACCGGTGAGGGTCCTGCCGTCCCGATATGCTAGCAAAATGGCGCCCAGCATCGTCAAGAAGACCAGGGCGCAGGTCTCGCATGTCTCGATCCCGTCCAAGGGCTTGTCGCTGGAAGCCAACACCAACACCGTCGATGCGCAATACGCCGGCGTGTTGACCAACTTCTACGTCGACGACGACCGCATCTCCGTCCGCGCCGGCTACAAGAAGATCGCCACTTGCCCCGGCGGCCAGCCGGTCGACCACCTGATCCCCTACTACGGCCAGCCGGAGCGGCTCCTCGCCGCCACCAACCACACGCTGTGCGATGCCCAGACCGGGACGCTGCTGCGCTCCGGCTTCACCTCCAACGATTGGCACTGGTCGAGCTTCTCCAATCTCGGCGACCGCGAATACACCATCATCTGCAACGGCGCCGACGGCGTCTGGGGCTGGGATGGCGGCTCGACGGCGGGACTGGCGCCGGTCGCCGTCACCAATATCGCCGGCAGCGGCACCGGAACGCCGCCGCCGTCGAACCCGGCGCAATGCACGGTGGCGCTGGCCGACATCGGCAAGTTCCACGACGGCATGACGGTGGTCATTTCGGGCGCCGATGCCTTGCATACTAAGGCCAATGGCGCGCACCGCATCACCAGCGTCAACAACCCGCCGAATACGTTCTCGCTGGTCGGCGTCGACCTCTCCGGCGCCGGCTCCGACCAGACCACCGGCACCATGACGGCGACGACGCAAGGGTCGTTCGAGAAGCTGGCGCTGATGGCGCCGACCGGCAACACCTGGCTGCACCCCGACGACTTCCAGATCGTGCTGGCGCACCAGAACCGGCTGTGGTTCGCCGACGAAACCAATTTGGCCGTCTATTACCTGCCGATCCAGCAGAAGGACGGCGTCTTGGCGGTGCTGCCGATGAACGCCATCTTCAAGAAGGGTGGCACCATCCGCGCCATGTACACCTGGACCGTCGACGCCGGCATGGGCATGGACGACCAGCTGGTGGTCTTCAGCACCAATGGCGAGGCGGCGATCTACAGCGGCGTCGACCCAGACAGCGACTTCTCGCTGGTTGGCGTCTACCGCTTCGACCCGCCGATGTCGAAGCACTCGATCCTCAACTACGGCGGCGAGCTCTACGTGCTGATCCCGACCGGGGTGACGCCGATGATCTCGATGATCAAGTCGGGCAACGAGGGCCTCGACACCGTCGACCGCAGCATCGTGCCGATCTTCCTGCAGGCCAGCACCAACCACCGCGACCAGTTCGGCTGGCAGATGTTCCTCAATCCGTCGTCGGGCCGTGTTTTCGTCAACCTGCCGCAGGGTGGCGGACGCTACCAGCAGATGGTCCGCCACATGCCGAAGTCGGTGTATTCGTTGTTCGACAACATCCCGGCGCGCTGCTGGGGCTGGATCAACCCCTACGTCTATTTCGGCGACGACCACGGCAACATCTACCAGATGCACCCGGACTACCGTTCCGACGATGGCGCCAACATCCGCGTCGACGTGCAGATGGCGTGGTCGCAATTCAAGTCGCCGGCGCTGAAGCACTTCAAGATGATCCTGCCCTACATCGTCACCGACGGCGACCCGCATCCGCAGATCGACGTCAAGGTCGATTACGACAACAGTGTTGCCATAAACGAGCCCGAACTCAGCGCCGTGGTGGCCAGCGGCGCGACCTGGGACCTGGCGACGTGGGATGTCGACTACTGGGTGGGCGGAGCGCGCAACTGGAACAACTGGACCGGCGTTGGCGGCCTTGGCCGCGTCGGCGCCATCCGCCTGTCGGCGCAGGTCAACAACTGCTCCTTCGCCGTCGTCGGCTGGGATGTACTTTACGAGACTGGTTCCGTTTTTGGCTGATACTTAGGTATACTATGTTTGTTACCACTCGCCATATTCTCCGCATGATTAGCCCAAGTCAAATGGTTTGGGTTCACGCAGATTTTGTTGTGGCAACTGTGCATGGCTTCTGGCTGGCCTTCCGGCGCTGGGCCGTGCGCCATTTCGCATATCATGCTGCTGGCGGTACGCCCGGTAACGGCGCCGTAACCGTTGGTTTGTTGCCCGTAGGGCCACGGCAGGCAGTCATTACTTTTGTAGGTGAGAGCCCGCTCAAGGAACGCCAGTGGGGTGCCGGACGGGGCGTGGACAGTCTTGGTTGGGTCTCCGTGCCGACGCCATCGCTTCCAGTGCAGGGAACAGAGGCCCCGGCCCCAAACGGGATTGCCGCATATAACGCAGAATTGCCCCACCTGTTGCCGCGTCCACGTCAGTTGGACGTTCGGATCGCCGTGGACGTGCCAGCGTGTGTAATGCTTCTTGCAGAAACCCTTAGCGTAATAGCGGTTTTCACAAATCGAACAGGTTTTCATCTAAACACCCTACCACAGGAGGCTGCTTAGATGAAGGTGGATTTCTATCCGCTGCGCAGCGACGCCGTCGCCATCCTCTCGGCGGCGACCGGCATCGACTATTCCAGCACCGAGTTCTCCAGGGAGCACGAGTGGTTCTGCTGCACCTCGCGCAACGAGTTCAACCAGGTCGCCCTGGTCATCGTCTTCGAGTTCAAGTCCCGCTACGACGCCCACGTCTCGACGGTGCTGGTCGACCACCGGGCGCTGACCCGCCGGCTGCTGGCCACCGTCATCGGCGCCGTCTTCCAGCGCGCGACGCGCATCACCGCGCTGGTCGATCCCGCCAACGAGGTCGCCATCGGGCAGATGTGGCGCATGGGCTTCAAGCACGAGGGCTACCTCAGGCGCGGTCTCGGCGACCGCGACGCCTTACTGTTTGGGCTGCTGCCGGAGGAATGCCCCTATCTCGTCGGCAAGGCTTTCCGCATCGTCAGGGTCGAGGCGACGCACCCAACCCACCCCGGAGTGAACTGACATGGCCAGCCAACCGAAGGCGCCCGATCCCTACAAGCAGGCCGACGCGCAGAACAGCCAGAATGCCTACGCGGCGTTCTACAATTCGGTGGCCGGCAACGCCAACACCGTCAATCCCTACGGCTCGACGTCGAGCTCGATATCGGGCTACACGCCCTACACCGACCCGACCACCGGCAAGGTGACGCAGGTGCCACAGTGGACGCAGACGACCAAGCTGTCGAATGCCGAGCAGGGCCTGTTCGACACCGAAGAGCGGATCAAGAAAGGCATGGGCGGACTGGCCGAACAGCAAGTCGGCCAATTGACCGACGTGCTGGGCAAGCCGTTCAACACCGACAACCTCAACGCCTGGCAGACCTACGGCCAAGGCCCCGACCTCAAGGTCGAGCAGGGCGCCACCGACCGCGCCTCCATCGAGAAGGCGATGATGGATAGCTACTACCGCGGCGTCCAGCCGCAGCAGGCGGCGCAGGACGCGCAACTGGCGGCGCGCGGCATGAACCCCGGCTCGCAAATGGACTACACCACGCAGAACCAGCGCTCCGACGCCGCCGCCGAGCAGACGCGGCAGGCGTATCTCGGTTCCGGCCAGGAAAGCCGCGCCGCCATGGAGGCGCAGAACAAGGCGCTGCAGCAGGGCTGGCTCAACGCCAACAGCCGCGTCGACCAGGGCAATGCGTTGCGCCAGAGCCAGTTCGGCGAGCGCCAGCAACTGCGCAACCAATTGGTCAACGAGGTCTCGGCGCTGATGGGCAGCGGCCAGGCGACGGTGCCGAACACGCCGTCGTGGCAAGGCGGCACGGTCAATCCGTTCGACATCGCCGGCGCGCAGAACAATGCCTACAACATCGCGGCCCAGCAGGCTTCCAACACCAACGCCGGCATCTTCGGGGCGCTGGGTAGCGTACTCGGAGCCTTCAACCCCTTGTCGAGGATAGCATGAAGCTCACCCACGACCAGATCGTCGCCGGCCTCGTCGAGCGTGGTGTCCCCGCCCACGTTGCACAGGGCGTCGCCATGAATTTCCGCGACGAGAGCGGCTTCGACACCGGCATCAACGAGCGCGGCATGTCCTTCGGCCATGGCGGCTACGGCCTGGCGCAATGGACCGGCCCGCGCCGCATCCAATTGGAGGATTTCGCCAAATCGCAAGGCAAGTCGGTCGACGACCCCAATGTGCAGATGGACTTCTTCATGCGCGAGAACGCCGGCCCCGAAAAAGGCGCCTGGAACGCCGTCGTCAATTCGCCCGACGCCAAGTCGGCGGCGGTGTCGTTCGTCAAGAATTGGGAACGCCCAACCTCGGCCAATGTGGCGGCGCGCAGCGCCAAGTACCTCGGCGACAGTCCCAGCGAGAGCGGTGGCGCCCGCTTCGGTGGCGCCGGCCTGGGGACGCCGGGAGTGGCGCCGCTGACACCACCGACGCCGCCGGCGCCGGTGCCCGAAAGCCCGATGCAAAAACTCAGCGACAATCTCGGTAGCGCGGTCGCCGGCTACGGCTCCGGCGCGATCAACCCGCTGCCGTCGTCGACGGTGCCGAGGATACCGATGGCGCTGACGCAGGCGCAGCAGGTGCAGACCGCCGACACGGCGACGCCGGAAGCGATGCGCGCCCAACTGGCGCAGCGGCTGGCGCTGCTCAACTCCGGCAAACTCTGGGGATAGACCATGGCCATACAGCAGGCGGGTTCTTCATACCGCGATCCGATGAAGGCGATGACGATCAAGGCGCTGCAGGCCCGGCAGGCGGCTGCCGCGGCGGCGACCGCCGAATCGATGAAGGTGCCGGCGCAGATCGCCAGCCCCTGGCAGGGCGTCTCGCACCTCGCCGGCATCCTCGGCAGCGAATACACGCAGAACAAGGTCGACAGCGCCGAATCCGACGCCCGTAATCGGCTGGCGGCGCTGAAGGCGCAGATCAATCCCGAAACTGGCGCGACCTCGCAGCAGCTGGCCGACATTGGGCAACTGGATCAGGAGTTCGCCGACAAGGAGTTCGCGCGCATCGCGGCGGCGCGCGAGGCCGCCAAGCTGGAGACGCAACGCGAAGCCCACGACACCAGCGAGCGGATCGGCGGGCAACAGTTCACCTCAGGGCAGACGCAGGCCGGCTTCACCGAGCAGGAGAAGCAGGCCGCGGCGTTGGTCAAAGCCAACCAGGAGGCCGCCGCCGCGCAGGTCAAAGCCAATCAGGATACCGCCGCGCAGTCGGCCAAGACCGCCGCCGACGTGGCCACCGTCGCCGACACGCGGACGCAGGCGCAGAAGGAGCAGGAGGCGGCGCTGTCGCCGGATATGGTCAAGCTGGACCTCGCCCTCAAGGCAGGCCGGATGACGCCGGAGGATTACCAGCAGCAGAAGCAGTTGCTCATCCAGAAGCAGCAGGCGCAGGCCGCCGCCGCCGGGCCGGACATATGGAACGACATGACGCCGGATCAGCGGACCTACTACCACGTCCCCGCCGACGCGCCGGCGCAGATCAACAGCAAGACCAAGGAGATCAAGATCGGCCAAGTCCCGACGACGCCGCAGCAGGCCGACATGAACCAAAAAATCACTAGCGACGTGCAGGACTGGGACAACAAGGGCCGGGTCAACGTCGAGAACGCCATAGACAAGGTCGAGAAGTCGATGGCGGCCATCGCGCCTGGCCAAAGCTCCGGCGGCAAGGTCGCCGAAACCTTGGGCATAGGCCAGACCGGCCCGGTGGCGGGTCTGCTGTCGAAGCTGCCGGTCGTGGGGCCGTATACCCAGAGTTTCTTCAACTCGGACATGCTCGCGGCCCAGAAGGACATGCAAACCGCCGTGCAGAGCACCCTGAAGGAGACCTTGGGCTCCCAGTTCACGCAGCAGGAAGGCGAGGGCCTGATGTCACGCGCCTTCGACATAAACCTCGGCCCCGACAAGAACATGGAGAATGCCAGGGACATCATGCTGAAGCTGAAAAAAGCGCAGTATCTCAAGGCGGACCAGTCGAAATACTGGCACGAGCATGGCGGCGACATGAGCAGATACGTGCCGCCGGAAGGTGGCATCGAGGCGCTCAAGCAGGAGGTCGCGAACATGTTCAGGGACGGCGGCGGCGGCGGTGCTAACGCTCCTGCTGGTGGCGGCGGTGGCGGCGCCGGCGGCTGGAAAGTGGAGGAGGCGAATTGAGATGGCCGACCCCAATGGGCCGATAACATACGGGAGTGTCGCGCCGGCGGTGGGGGTAAAGTCCTACTACGTCACCCGGCCCTCCGACGGCAAGCGATTCAAGGTCACCGGGCAAGGCTCCCCGGAAGAAGCGCAAGCCTACGTTATGAAGAACCACCCGGACCCCGGCACCGGCGCGCATGTCATCGACAGCCTTGAACACCCGACGCAGTCGATCCCCGACATGCTGCGTTCGGGTTCCGACTTCATCACCTTTGGCGCCAACGACCGGCTGCGCGCGTGGCTGAAGGGCACCAGCTACGCCGACGAGAAGCAGGCCACCGAGCAGGCCGACACGCGGCTGGGCTCGCTCGACGACGCCGCCAAGCTGGGTGGCGCCATGGTCGCGCCGTCTGCCGCCGCCGGCTACGCGCCGGAGGCCGGCGCCTTGGGCCGGCTGGGCCAATGGGGCAAGTCGGCACTCGGCTGGGCTGGCGAGGGTGCCGGACAGGCCGGCGCGCAGGCCGTCATCAAGGGTGAGGACCCGGTGTCGGCAATGGAGAAAGGCGCGGCTTTCGGTTCCGCCGGCAAGCTGATGTCGTCCCTGCGGATGCCGAGCGCGCCAAGCCAGTGGGTGCCGTCAGCGGAGAAGATGGCCCAGACCAAGGCCCTCGCCGAGAAGGCCGCCCACCTCCTGAAAGGTGGCGACCTCGACCCGTCACTGAAGATGGCCTGGGGCGTGGGGACTGGCGGCAAGGGTCCAGCCTTGGGCTACGCTATTGGCAGGGGGGCCAAATGGCTTCCGAATGGAATCGCCGCCCAGAGCGTCGTTTCACCGGACCCGGCTGTATCGAGGGATTACCTCGCCCGCATGATGCTGGGAGCGGGGCGGCTATGATCAATCCTTCTCACCCCGCTTTTTCTTCATGCTGTCATGCGCGGCGAACAGGAAGCAGATTATCAGCAGGCAGGTGGCCATTGTCGTTACTCCTTTGTGGCTCCGCATATAGGCCATCTCTCCCAAGACTTCAAGGGAGTGCTTGATGCCGACGCAGCAGGACTGGATGGAAGCCCAGAAGCAGCGCATGGCGCCGCAAACCCCCGACACCATCGGGCGGATGCTGATGGGCATGGAGCATCTAGGTTCTGGTGGCAACGCCGAACTGACGGCGGGGGATTACACGCTGCGCCAGCGGCTGGCGGACATCTTCGCCAAAGTCTATGGCGGCAACGATCCGCGCGCCGCGCAGTCGTTTGGCAGGAGCGGCGCCGACCTGGCGTCGATTGCGCCGGTGTCGGGGCAGATACTGAGCGGCGACGACGCGCTCAGGGCCGCCGGCAAGGGCGACGTGTTGGGGGCCGCGCTGGCGGCGTTCGGAGCATTGCCTGGCATCGGCCCCGAGGCGCGGGCCGCCGCCGAGGGTGGCGACGCCCTGACCAATGCGATGCGGCAGCTGGAACTGCCGCTGCCGCATACGCCGCAGCCGCCGCGTGGCTTTCAGGCGTGGCATGGGTCACCGGACCCGAACCTCGACAGGATCAGCAACAGACACGCCGTCGAGGCGCGCGGCGCGACCTTCCACGCCAGCAATCCCGATGTCGCTGAACTGTTCACCGCGCCACGCGAATATGGCGAGCCTGTCTGGGGCGCCCCACCAGGCAAGGTCTACCAGACGCAGCTGGACCCGCGTTACCCCTTCGAGGTTCCCTCTCACGATGCCCAGAAATTCATCGACGACCCCGCGCATCAGCAGCGGATTATCGATGAAGCCAGGCGCAAGGGCCACGACATGATCATCGCCCGCAACGTCAAGGAGGGGTTCGGCGGCGAAGCCATCCCGACCGATGTGTATGCCGCCTTGCGTGATGAGATTATAAAGATGCGGCGATAGGAGATGACCCATGCCCTTTGACAGTTCAGGCACGTTCAACCGCGTCATCCCCGGCGGCTGGCAGGCTGACGCCGCCGCCGGCACCAAGATTCGCGCCGACCGCCACGACTCGGAGGACGACGGCTTCGCCACCGGGCTGTCGACCTGCATCACCAAGGACGGCAGGACGCAGCCGACCGCCGACATCCCGATGAACGGCAAGAAGCTCATCAACCTCGGCGAGCCAACCAATCCGCAGGACGCCGTCACCCGCAACTATGTCGACACCTTCAAGACCTTCAACACCGGCGCGGTCATCGCCGGCGCCGGGCCGATCAACGGTTTCATCAACTTCACCGCGCCGACCGGCGTCAACGGCATTTCCTGGGCCACCGCCGACATGGCGTGGATCGGACGCGACACCGTCGCCAACCAGACCCGCAAGCTGCTGGCCATCAACGACAAGACCGACGGCACCGGCAGCGACGTCTTCCGCGTCGACGAGGGCGGCATCGTCAACGGCCCCAACCAGTTCAGCAACAATCTGTCCTACGACGCCGGCGGCGTCTGGCGCAACATCGCCGCCGGCACGGGCAGCCTGCTGGGTTTCAAGAACGGGTCGTTCAACCTCTATGTCAACGACACGCCGGCGACGACGACCTACCAGCCGGCGACGCTGCGCGCCTTCTTCACGGCGCAGGATTCGACACTCGGCACCTTCGTCACCCTCGACAAGAAGGCAAGCGGCGAGTACTGCCGCGTCACCGCGTCGATGGCCGGCAAGAACCGCTGGATAGTGGACCTCGGCGACGGCACCGCCGAAACCGCCACCGACCGCGTCGGTTCCGATTTCGAGATTTACAGCTACGACAATGCCGGCGCGACAGCGTTCCCGGAGTTGAACATCAACCGCGCCACGCACCTGATGACGACCGGCGGCGCCCTGACCGTCGCCGGGCAGGTCTACTCCACCAACGACTACATCACCAAGACCGGCATCTTCCGCAGCGATGTCGCCAACGTTGTGCTGGCCACCGGCGTCTCGCCCGGCGCCGTCTATCTCAGGCCGAACACGGCGGCCTCGAACTACGGCGAGGTCAACATCAATACCGACGGCACCCTCACCGTGTCGAATACCGGCCTTCTGATCGCCGGCAAGGGCGTCCTGGACCGGCAGGGCATGAGCGGCGCCTACACCGGCAACGTCCACAACTTCATTTATGCGAGCCCGTACTTCTACGCCTATGTCAACGACACCAACATGGGCGCCATCGCCTGGCAGTCCGACTACCGGATGAAGAAGGACATCCAGCCGCTTCCCAGCATGTGGGACATCGTCAAGCGGCTCTCGCCCATCCAGTATTCGATCAAGGAGTGGGGCCTGTTCAAGAACGACGACACGCCGCGCTGGGGCTTCGTCGCGCACGAACTGCAGGAGAAGCTGCTGCCGAGCGCCGCCACCGGGACCAAGGACGAGGAGGACGTCGTCCAAAGCCCCAATCCCTGGACCGTCATCGCCGCCCTGACCAAGGCGCTGCAGGAAGCCATGCGCCGCATCGAGGTCCTGGAGGCGCGGGCATGATCGTCAATAGGACAGTTTTCCTAAACTCCATCGAACCGGAGTTCCTCGCCTTCAGGTTCTCGCAAGGCGTCGACACCAGGGTCAACCTGCATTTCAGGGACCAGAACGGGACGCCGCACGGCGAGGACGTCGTCGCCCAATTGCAGATGACCGGGCGCTCGAACCGTATAACCGAGTATTATTCCTGCCCGGCGACCGACATCGTCAATGGTAGTGCCAGGGTGCTGATCCCGGCGGGGCTGCAATACGACCCCAATGGCTGGCAGCTGCGCCTCACCGGCACCGTCGACCAGGAACCCCAGGTGATCGCCTACGGCGTCGCCACGGCGGTGGCCGGCGCTGGCCCGCAGGTCGAGGCGCAGGACGTCATCGATTCCATCGACATCGTCATGACGCATGACGCCGACTGCGTCATGATCGTCAAGATGTGGCAAGACGACGGCAAGAACGCGCCCTTCGACCTGACCGTCGCCAGCCTCGCCGCCGCCGTCTACGACCACCAGGGCGGCGCGCTGCTGGCTCCCTTCGCAGTCACGCCAATCGACATCAACAGCGTCCGGCTGACCATGGCCGCCGCCATCGTCAATACGCTTCCGGTCTCCGCCTGGTGGAGCATGACAGTGACGCAAGGTGGCGGCATCACCACCATCGTCGAAGGCAACGTCAGCGTTCGCGCGGCGGCATTGGGGGCATAGCGGTGGCTAGAGTCGAGATAGAGTTTTCCGGCGACGCCCTGGTCGAGGAAATCACTGTTGCCACGCCAAGGACGACGCTGCCTGCGACCGCCACGCCGGCCAATATCGGCCTGGTCGAGATTTCGACGGTGCAGACCCAGGAATCCGGTCTGGTCATCACCTTAGATACCCCGCCGGCCAGCAAGGTCGACGGCAAATTGTGGTGGGAGACCGACACCGGCAATCTCTACCTGCTCTATGACGACGGCAATTCGCAGCAGTGGGTGCAGGTCAACGGCGGCTCCAGCGGCGTGCCGGAAGCGCCTCTTGACGGCAGCCAGTACGGAAGGCAATCGGCCAACTGGACTGTCATCAGCGGCGGTGGCGGCGGCATTACAGAGCCGCCCGACAGCAAGACCTACGGCCGGAAAAACGGTGCCTGGGATGACCTCACCGACGATTTTGCCGCCAAACTCAACTCGAGCGCCTACACCGCCGCCGATGTGCTGGCCAAGCTGGTCACCGTCGACGGCACGGGAAGCAACCTCGATGCCGACCTGCTCGACGGACAGAGCGGAGCGTACTATCTCGCTTACGGCAACATGTCAGGCGTGCCATCCACCTTCCCTCCGACGCTGCCGATTGCACAGAGCGGCGTGACCAATCTCGTCACCGACCTTGCTGCAAAGGAGCCGGCCATCGCCGTCGGAACCAGCGCCCAGTACTGGCAGGGGACCAAGTCATGGCAGACGCTCGACAAGACGGCGGTCGGTTTGTCCAACGTCGACAACACCTCTGACGCCGGCAAGCCGGTCTCCACCGCACAAGCTGCCGCTGACGCGCTGAAGGTCGCCAAGGCCGGTGACACCATGACCGGCGACCTGTCGATCAGCAAGGCGACGCCGGTGCTGTCCATCGACAAGGCGGCATCCGG